AAGCATTTCTTATACTAGTGCTGAATTAAAAAAATTAATTAAAGCTGGAGAATTAAATTCAGCTGACACAGAATGGGCTGAGGGTAGAATAAAAGAAATTAAAGGTTTTAGTCAAGGTGGTAACGTAGACAAATCTATGGGACCCGGTGGTAAAAAATAATGGCACGATTTGCAAAAGGTAGTAGAGCATTAGCGATCTCTGATAGATCAGGCGCAGCATTTCCATATAGAGAAATGGTTAAAGAATGGAATGGAGCTTTTGTACATAATTCTGAATTTGAGCCTAAGCAACCACAACTACAACCACATCCTGTAGGAGCAGATCCACAAGGATTAATGAATGCAAGACCTGCAAGAGTTGAGTTTCCAGTACAAGATATTTTACCCAACAATCCTTTTACAACTACAGCCGCTAACGCTAGTGTTAGTGTTTCTTATCCTGCTAATCAAATTAATGAAGGCACAACTTTTGTAAGATTCCAAGCTGTAAAATCTCCAGTAGGAGGAGTACCTATTGTTACCGGGGCTGCAGGTCCTGCATTAGAATTATCTACAACTTTAGATACAGCTGCTACAGCTACTGACGGAACAATTATTGTACAGACAGGAACGCATTTTCCTACTTCAGGTTTTATTATGATTGAAAAAGTAAATGCAGTTACAGGTAAATATGAAAACGAAGTCATACAATATACCGGAAGAACTTTTGAGAATTTTACAGGTTGTACTAGAGGAACTTCAGCACCTTATAGAGGTCTTACACCTCCGGCTACAACAGCAGGAATACATCCTATAGGAGCTAATGTTTTTGGATGTTATCTTGCAACAGCAGTCCCTACTACAATAGTAGTGGGTCCAGTTGAACAAACGGCTGTAGTATTTAATAATTTAACTTTTTCTTTAATATCAAATGCTACAAGCACAGAAACAGGGGGCGGTTTTCAATGTACAATTGGACCGTTAAATGATAGGAGTTAACTATGGCAGGATTATCAGGTTATACATATAATACACTAGTTCAAGCAATCAAAGATTACACTGAGGTCGGTAGTAATGTATTTACTGAAACTATTCTTGATGGTTTTATTATGGCTGCGCAACATAGAATTAATTTAGATTGCCCTATGGATTCAGATAGAGCTCAAGATCAAGGACAATTTGCAGCAGATTTTAATAGTATTACAATGCCTGTGGGACTTTTATTTGTAAGAGGTATAGAAGTATTTAATTCAACAGCAAATATTAATGGTCAAGGTCAATGGTTAGAAAGACGTGATCAAACTTTTATTTCAGAATATATTGGTAATTTAACAGGAACATCAGGCGGCGCAGCAGGCCAAGATGTAACAGGTTTACCTAAATATTATGCAGGATTTGGTGGTGCAACAACAGGTAATACTACAGCTACTTCAGGTGCTATTTATTTAGCTCCTACACCAGACGCTAATTATCAATATATTATACATTATAATGTAATGCCCGTGGGTCTTGGATCAGGAGCAGGTGGAAATTCTGAGACTTATTTAAGTAATTATTTTCCTCAAGGATTGCTATATGCTTGTTTAGCAGAGGCATATTCTTTTTTAAAAGGTCCAACAGATATGTTGACATTGTACGACGGAAAGTATAAACAAGAGTTACAAAAGTTTGCAGCGATGCAAATTGGAAGAAGAAGACGAGACGATTACACGGATGGTACAATAAGAATTCCAATCGAGTCAGCGCCTCAATAAAATTAGGAGATAAATATTATGGCAATAACATCAGCAGTATGTAACACTTTCAAAACAGAAGTTTTAAGAGCGATACATAATTTTACAAATGGCGGAAATACTTTTAGACTAGCATTGTACACAAGTTCAGCGACACTAAATAAAACAACTACGGCTTATACAACTTCAAATGAAGTAGCTAACGGAAATGGTTACACTACTAAAGGTGCAGCGTTAACAAATGTAACACCCGCTTTATCAAGTGACACAGCAGTCTGTGACTTTTCAAACATATCATTTACATCAGCTTCCTTTACAGCTAACGGTTGTTTAATTTTTAATGACACAGCAAGTGGTGATCCATCTGTTTGTGCTATTGCATTTGGTGGAGATAAAACTGTAACAAGTGGAACTTTCACAATAGAATTTCCAGCAGCAGACGCATCAAACGCTATACTTAGAATAGCATAAGGAGTAACTCCTTATGTCTATAGCTCAAACGTTCACAGTAACGGTTCAGAGCACTGATTCCGGCAATAAATATATTATTGATGGTGTTCAACAAGACACCATAATGATTGGTGCTGGTCTAACTTATAAGTTAGATCAATCAGATAGTTCTAATTCTAATCACCCTTTAAGATTTTCAACAACAAGTAATGGCACATGGGCGGGTGGTTCAGAATACACAACAGGTGTAACTACCAACGGAGTTCCAGGAAATGCTGGAGCATACACACAAATTGCAGTCGAGGGCGGCGCACCTTCAACCTTATACTATTATTGCACTAACCATAGCGGAATGGGTGGACAAGCTAACACCGATGGGTGGGGAAGATCACAGTGGGGTCAATCTGATTGGGGAGATACCAATATATATACAGTTGGATGGAGTGCTAATACTTGGGGTTTCCAAAGTTGGGGTAGTTTTCCTACTGTTGAACTTACTGGTTTATCCGCAACAGCTTCTACTAGTTCACTTACAGTAGTAACAGGTCAAGGTTGGGGTTCAGATACATGGGGTTTTGAAAATTGGGGAGAATCCACTCTTGACGTATCACCAACAGGTTTATCAACAACATCTTCTATTGGTGCACTTTCAGTTTCTTTAGAAGAGATAATTCCATTAACAGGACTTGCAACAACTTCTGCAGTAGGAGCATTAGCTCCAACAGGTAGTCTTTCATTAATTCCAACAGGGTTATCAACTACACCATCTGTTGGTGCAATTAATATTAATTCAACACATTTACTAACAGGTTTATCAACTACATCTGCAGTAGGAGCATTAGCTCCACAAACAGATATTTCATTAACGTTATCTGGACAATTAGCTTCAACTTCTCTTAATAGTGTAATTGTTTTTGCTGGAGCTGTTTTAACACCAGCAGGAGTTGGTGCAACGTCTTCTGTAGGTTCACTTACAACTGGTGTAGAAAATTTTATTCCATTAACAGGAGTTTCAACAACGTCTTCTGTTGGATCTGTTAATATTAACGAAGCACATATTTTAACTGGAGTATCAGCTACATCTTCAACAGGTGCTTTAGTAAATGCTTCTCAAGTAATAGGATTAGTTGGACAAGGATTACTATTATCTCAATTTGGAACACTATCTCCAAAAATAGATGCTTCATTAACTCTAACAGGAGTTTCAGCAACATCTTCAGTAGGTTCTGTTATAAATAATTTTACTGAAATAGTTACTCCAACTGGTTTATCTACTACATCTTCAGTAGGTTCAATTGACATTGGATTAACAGTATTTCCAACTGGAGTATCGGCAACATCTTCAGTAGGTTCACTTACTGTTGAATTAGCAGTTCCAGTAACAGGACTTTCAACAACATCATCTGTAGGTGCAATTTCACCTAGTTTAACTGAGGTAATTACATTAACAGGAGTACAAGCAACAACAGAATTAAACGACAATATTCCTTTAAAATATTTCAATCGATTAGTACCTAAAGATAGTACAGGTTACACAAGATTAGTAGCAAACTAATGTTTGACTTTATGCATATAAGTAATATAAATAACATAAATTAGGAGTACAAAATTATGGCATCAACTTTCACAGATCTCGGCCTAGAACTAATGGCAACCGGCGAAAATGCTGGTACTTGGGGAACAAAAACTAACGCTAACTTAAGTCTTATAGAACAATTAACAGGTGGTGTTAATTCTCAAGCTGTAGCTGATTCAGGGACACCAACAGCTTTAACAATATCAGATGGTGCTTTAACAGGTACTGCTCAACAAAGAGTTATAGAATTAACAGGAGCTATAACAGGAAACAGAATTGTAACTTTTCCTTTACTTACAGAAAATTTTTATTTTATTAAAAACGGTACATCAGGTGCATACACAGTACAATTAAAAGCGGCATCTGGTTCAGGAGCAACGGTTACTTTTGGAGCAACTGACAAAGGATATAAAATAATATATCTTGATGGTGTTGCAACAAACACTGGTCTTTTTGAAGTACCTCTAGGCGACGCTAACGAAGTAACTCTTACTGGAACACAAACTTTAACAAACAAAACTTTAACTAGTCCTGCAATTGGAACAAAAATTGCAGATACTAACGGAAATGAATTATTACTTTTAACGGCTACAGGTTCAGCGGTTAATGAGTTTACT